TAGACGAACTTAAAGCAGCAGAACCTATGCGATTACTGCGTGAGGAACGTAACCGCTTGATTGCAGAAACAGATTGGTGGGCATCAAGTGACCTTACTATGACATCTGCCCAGACAACATATCGCCAAGCATTGCGTGACATAACTAAATCTGCCACATCACTAGACGATGTGACTTGGCCTACGAAACCATAAGGAAGAACGATGCCATACATAGGTAAATCACCATCAGTAGGATTCCGCAATCGCTTTGTATATCAAGCGACAGCAGGACAGACTAGCTTCAGTGGCAGTGACGTAGACAGTAAGGTGTTATCTTATCAGGATAGCCTGTACATGGACGTGTACCAGAATGGTGTCCTACTCAAACCCGGTACAGACTATACAGCCACGACAGGTACAACAATGGTACTGGTCACAGGGGCATCCCTCAATGACGTAGTTGAGATGGTTATCTATGACACATTCTCTGTAGCCAACAGCTACACTAAGGCAGAGGCTGACACACGCTACCCATTCTTAGGCAATGACAGCATCATCCGTACCAATGGGCAGACCATTACTGCTGACATCACAATCAGCGCGACAACTAACGGTGTATCGGCTGGGCCTATTACACAGAGCAATGCCACCGTTACCGTTAACGGATATTGGAGTATCGTATGACCAGTCAGTTAAATGTAGACACCATTGTAGATAAGGCTGGCTCTGGCGGCTCTAATGTCAAGATGGCTAATACATCTACCTATGTGTCAGATGGTGGCAGTGCTACGCAGAATACTGTGCAGGGGCTAGCAAAGGCTTGGGTTAATTATACAGGAGTATCCTCAACATCCGCACGAGATTCATTGAATATTTCAAGTTTAACAGATGAGGCAACAGGAAAAACTTACCCTATAAGTTTTGTCAATAATATGGCAAATGATGATTATTCAGGTTCTTACTTTCAAAACTCTGCCACTGATGTTGCACACACAAGTTTTTCAAATTCTTATGTTGGTGGTTTTGGAAGTTTTACCACAGCGTCTTTTGGCAATACTGCGTATGGTTCAAGTGGTTCTACTGATAGTTCACTTAACTATGTTACGATATTTGGAGACCTCGCATAATGGCTAGTTTACTTAAAGTAGATGCACTAACAGGTGTAACCACGGCTGGTTCTATTAGCGTTACTGGCGAGGGCAACTCAACCACGACTAATCTTCAGCAGGGTTTGGGAAAAGCATGGATAAATTTTCAACAAAAATCTAGTAATGTTGTGCGTGATTCATTTAATCATTCTAGTTTTACAGATAACGGTACGGGAACTATGACGTTTACGATAACATCAGTTATGGCAAATATTAATTATTGCCATAGCGGAATGGCAGGAGAAGGTGGCAACAGTCAAGAATGTTTAAGTCAGGCTTACACCCAGACTGCGCCAACCACTGCTGCTGCACAATATGTAAATGCTTATGCAAACACCAGTTTAGAAGACCCATCTCTAGCTTGTAGAGTATTACATGGAGACCTAGCATAATGGCATCAGAACTTAGAGTTAACACCCTCAAGGATGCCGCTGGGAACAACAGCATTGCTACTAGCTTTGTGGCGGGTGGTAGTGCGAAGGCTTGGGTGGATTTTAATGGCGCTGGCACAATTGCAATCCGTGACAGTTTTTCAGTATCTAGTATTACAGATAATGGCACTTCTGATTACACGACAACTTTTGCGTCTGCTATGAGCAATGATGATTTTGCAGTGTCAGCGATGTCAACATCTAGTGGTTCTGGTTATATCTGTAACGCACCTAAAAATGCAGCATCTGGAAGTATCTCCACCACCATAATAAGGTCAATCGGTAGAGATTATAATGGAAATACAAATGACCACGAGTTTGTGCATCATATTATTCACGGAGACTTAGCATGAGTAAAGCAGCACAACTAGCCGCGCTGATTGGTTCAGGTCAGGCGCAGGGTGATAAGAATTTAATTATTAATGGTGCGATGCAGGTGGCACAGAGGGGTACAAGCCTTACTGGTCAGGGTGCTTCTTCAATCTTTCTTTTAGATAGATTTAGAATGAACACAAACGGAGCCAGTGCTGGAAGATATACAATTACTCAAACTGCGGATGGCCCAAGTGGTTTTGCTAATTGCTTAAAACTTGATGTCACAACTGCTGATACATCTATTGCAGCGGGAGAAAGGTTGTTCATTGAGCATCCATTTGAAGGTCAGAACTTACAAAGTATTGCAAAAGGCACATCTGATGCACAGAGCCTTACTCTAAGTTTTTATGTAAAAGGAAATGCTGCTGCCACTTATGTAGCAGGGTTCTACGATAATGATAATAACAGGCAAGTTAGCAAACAATTTGCAGTAACAACATCATGGAATAGAATAACACTGACCTTCCCCCCAGATACAGCAGGTGTGTTAGGCGATGACAATGCTTTAAGTATGCAATTAAGATTTTATCTCCACGCTGGTTCTAACTACACAAGCGGAACTATATCTGAAACATGGATTGCGGCTGATGGAACTAAGAGTGTAGGTAGCGGAACTACCTCTATTTTTGATAGCACAAACCGTACATTTTTTATCACTGGGGTTCAGCTTGAAATCGGCGAAACCGCCACGCCGTTTGAGCATGAGGACTTTGGAACTACGTTACGCAAGTGTCAGAGGTATTTCGCCGTTAGGGAAAACAATCACGCATCAAGCAGTCAATATTTCTCTTTACTGCAAGCATACAACACAACTTCTATTTTCGGCTATATTGCAGATTATCCAGCCACTATGCGGGCTACTCCAACTGCTTCTCAGTCGGGTAGTTTTGGTGCTTACAAAAAAGATTCTGGTAATGCTAGCATGCCCACCACAATAGGCAATTTAGTAGGCACCAATTATGGCTGGCGTTCAGATGGCTGGGGTAGTGGTAGTAACTTAGTTGCTGGTGATGCTTCTGTGATGTTTGCTAATGCTGGTGCTAAATTAATTGCAGATGCAGAACTATAAGTAGGCGGGTTAAACATGGAAATTAAAAACGCAAAATATATGAAAAGCCTAACTGACCAAGAAAAAATTGGTATTTCAGCAACGATTGGCGGTACAGATGTGACTGTACCTTTAGACCCAGCCAACCGCCACTACGAAGAAATCATGCGCCAAGTAGCGGCTGGCGAAATAACTATTGCAGATGCTGACTAATGGACTTAGTACACATCATAGACACCCTAATCGGTATAGTAGTCATGGGTGGTGCTTGGTATCTTAGTGGTATGACTAGAGAGATGAAGCGCATGGACATACTAATGAATAGAACACGTGAAGAGTATGTCACACGTCAGGAAGTACGTGAGGACATGAGCCGTGTTATGGAAGCATTACATCGTGTAGAAGATAAGTTAGATAGGGCATTAAATAAATGATGCAGTTTAAAGCGTTTAAACCACAAGCCATGAATAAGATTGCTCAAGCTATGGGCTATCAGGGTGACATGGGTCAGTTCCAACAGTACATTGAACAAGACCCTGCACGACAGCAGCAGATGAATATGTATACTAATGCTGCACAGAAGATGGCTCAAGGTGGTATGGTACAGAAGTTTGCACCGGGTGGTTTATTAGGTGGTCAACCTTATAATAAAATGCAAAGTGCGCCTAACTATCAACAGTTTCTTAACTCGCCTCAATATGCTGCAACGCAGCCTAGCGCATCTAATCCATTTGGAACTGTAGGCCCACAAGTGATAATGCCAGTAAAACAAGGCGGTCAAACATATCATTTTTCAACTCCTGTAATTGGACAAGCCTATCAACAGTTTATGTCAAGTCAAGGTCAAACGGGTGGCAGCGGTACTGTAAGTCAAACTGCACCACCACAAGCACAAACTGCACCACCACAAGCACAAACTGCAGCAACAGGAACAACAAACCCCAGCATAGGTGATACAACTGTGCAACGTATGTACAATCCCGGTGTACCCGTAGGCGGTGTAACTGTAGCTGCTGCAACCCCTACTGATTCATCTATGGAAGTAGCACAGGGTACTGGCGCACTTACAGGGCAGGTTGCTGTCCCTACAGCACAGGCTATAACGGCTCAAGCGACTGGTCCTACCACTACTGCAGCTAATGTAATGCAAGCCACTCAGGCGGCTCCTGCAGTCGATGCAGCTATGCAAGCTACACAGGCTGCTCAAACTAATCCTCAAGACCCTCGTGCGCAAGTAACTGCTGCACAGCAGACTGCCTCATCTGTAGGTAGTTTATCTGCAGCACAGGGTAATGCTTCTCTTATAAACAGCCCAGTACAACGACAGATACAGACAGGTGAGTTAATCTCTGGTGTAGCTGACGCTGCTACTGCCGCACAGTTTACTGAACAGATACAGGCTGCACAGACTACACCTACACAAGCAGCTATGGTGCAGGGACAGCTAGACAGTTTAATGCAACAGTTTGTTGGTGGTAATACACCAGCATGGGCAGCAGGTGCTATTCGTAGTGCTAATGCTGCAATGTCTGCACGTGGTTTAGGTGCATCATCTATAGCTGGTCAGGCCATTGTACAGGCTGCTATGGAATCAGCACTGCCTATTGCACAGGCAGATGCACAGATACAGGCACAGTTTGA